ACGCTGGGAACGCTGGGAGACGCTGGGGAACGCTGGGGAACGCTGGGGAACGCTTAGCAGCGGGTAGCGGGTTCGAGCCCAGGCTCAGCGGAGTAGCGGATATTTTTCCCCAGACTCTATACGACGAATTGAGAGGACAGAACTACGTATGTTTGTCATTCCTTTCCCCAGAAGAGGTTTTGAAGAAGAAGGAAACATTCTTCTTTGAACAATTTTTGAAATCCTTCTCTATGGATATGAACGATTTTTTCTCTAAAATGATGGACAAGTACAAGGATGAAGTAGATTTGCTCACAACCATCAAAGAAAGGTATAGGTACATTTTCGATGTGGACAAGATCCAAGACGAGTATCAATACTTCTTGAACAACGAAGGTGCCACTCTGGATGCAGAGTTCCATGAGAGGAACAGTTTTCAGACTAGTATCCGCGGAATTAAAGTCAGGGGCGTTTTTGACACGCTTCGAGAAGCTGAAGTCCGTGCACAAGTGCTTAAACGTCTGGATGACAAGTTCCATGTTTATGTTGCACAAGTTGGATGTTGGTGCCCTTGGAGTCCCAATCCCGATGATATTGCTGATCAAGAATATGCAGAGACACATCTCAATACTCTAATGAAGAACTATAAAGAGAATCAAGAGAAGAAGGATGTCTTCTTTGAGGAACGCAAACGCGACCTTCAATTCCTTAAAACAAAGTCCAAGCTTAAAGAAGAAGATGCATGGAGCAAGAAAGTAAAGGATAATGAGACTACAAATGAGGTTGTGCAGCAACAAGAAGTCAAGGAAACTGCTGAGGATGAAGGACAAAAGGATGTCCAAGCTGCTAAACAGGAATCGGAAGGTACTGATTTAGAACAGTAAAATAAATCTTAATAAATACCAAATGAGAACCACGAAAATCTGGAAAGATATAGAAAATCTGGCTGAAGGCACAGCTGTGAGTTGCATGTTGTCAAAACATCCATTTCTATTAACTTTTATGCAATACATCTTTGTGCGCCTCACGCGTGTGATGTACGGCGCGTTTTCCTTGTTCTCTGAGCACAAGAGAACAAAAGACATTCATGCAGACGCTATCCAGCAGATATTAGCAAAATATAAGCCTCTGTACGATAGAGAGTTCTTGTTAAGACCTGGGTTAGACAGTGTATCTGATGACATATTGATCGAATTGATTGAGGAAATAGTGCAAGGGGATTGCAACTTTACTTCCCTTCATCATTTTACGTTGAATCAAATAATGGGAGCTGTTTATGGTGTATCTACTGATAGGTTGATCATTGGTAAAATACTGCTAGCAAGTACTTTTACAGAGTTTAGAAAGGTTTTCTCTACTGATGTGCATCCCAAAACCCTTCAACATATTACTGAAACAATAAAGACCATATTTGGAGTACCCAGTTCATTTAGTAGATTTGATCTTCTACACCTGATTGGTTACCCAACCAAAGAAAATACTCTAGTTACAATGTTACTTGATATGATGGTGTATAAGTTACATGGAAAGAGCGTTTCCATAGTGAGGCGAAACTTGAACAACTTGCCGTACATTCGTATTCGGAGCGATAAACAACAAACAGAATACAAACAATATAGTAGTTTGCCTTACTGTCCATTATTTCACACCAAAAATTCCAAAGAACTTAAACTCGTGCATGGCAACTCATGGTATTATGTACCAAATGGAAGTATAATGAGAAGAATAATGAGACTCTATGGGCGCAAGGTTAAAGCAGGGATTTCAGGATCAACATTGATGTGGTTAAATTTGTGTTTTCATGTTGTGGGTATAGAAGAAACTCGTGAAAACATCGAGCTTTTACTTCTTTGCATCATCTCAGATTTTGTTCCAAGATATCATTCACTCTCTGAGATATTAATGGTGTATTCAAAAGAAAGTCAGCATGCTTTGAATCATCCGTATTTTATTGACGAATCACCAATCAAATGGTTAATTGATGAATTGCAAGCTGGGAGAACAGCAAGAATATCAGAGACAGATTTCTTGCATAGCTTATCTCGTTTCATATCTAGAACATATTCCAAAGTTCATACAAATCTTCAAAAGACAAAGTGTATCCATGCAAACATAAAGATTGACAGTTCATTCAAGCCTATTGATAAGGATGTCTGGAAAAATAATCTAAACCCGAGTGTTGAACGCAACAAAATTTGATACACCTTTCACATTGACCTAATGCAACATCAACCAAACGCCTCAATTCAACAACTTCTGCAGTACGCGCGCATCGCAATGGCTCACGAGATCCTTATCTCAAAGTTCAACGAGACGGCTACGATGTCTTTCTCGGGGGAGAGGACTCGTAAGAGGAACGAGATCCTTGCTAACATGTCGGCTCTTATCTCCCACGGTGGCATCCATCACATCGAAGACCTTATCAAAGGTTCTACGATCGGAGAAACTATCTTTTGCCTGGTTTTGATTCATGAAAAGACTCAAGACCATAAAAAATCGTATGTCGGTCCCTGCATAACCTCTAGCATCTTTGCATTTCTTCTGAAGTGCATCAATCACAAGTCCAACTACATACAGGAGATTGCCAGGCACACCTTGCTGGTTCTTGCCACCCAAAAAAAGTATAGCAACCCTCAAAAAGACAGACTCAAGGAGGTTATCTACTGTTATGATGCCAAACACGATTCGGATTCCAACAAACGCATCACGTGGAAGTGTGATGTTCTGCTTGCTCTCAGTGAGCCTGACAAAGACAGCCTTCTAGGGTGCGTTGTTGGCAAATGCGTTGCGGACTCTTTGGGTTTCATTGTCGAAGGTTACGGACCTGATGTGTGTTCCGACTTTGTCGACAAGTTTGTCAGGACTGAGCTCGTACCTTCGTGGATCAGATGTGAAGATCTGACCTTTGGTCAGTACAGCGATGATTCCCAACTTGCCCGCGAGCTTCTACAAGCATATCTAGAGGGCAAGGGTACATTGGATGCAGGTGTCTATGCCAAAAAAATTGCGGCCATGTTTGAGCCTGGAAACTACCGGATCGTTGGATACAGCAAGACTTGTGCCGAGGCCAGCGCGGCCATATGGGAAGGGAAAAGCCATAAGGAGAGTGGCTGTGTCAAGGGACACGGGAATGGGTCTGCAATGCGTTCCGCACCGATTGGTATTCTGTTTGCAGGATGCAGCGACGATGATCTGATTCATGCTGCAAAGTGTTTGTCAAGTGTTACACATGCACGCCCTAGGTGCATGGCTGGAGCAGCAGCCATTGCTCTCGCTACCAAGTTCTGCATGGCTACCAAAAACATCGAGTTTTCGCTTACAGACTTTGTGCGCTTTGTGGCAAGGACGGGAGACGATCAACTTGACTCTGCTATTCAAATGATGCCAACTTTCCTCAAGTGGAGCGCACAAGATGTGTGCAAGTACGTTGTTGACTTGGGTGTGTCAGATGGTGAGAGCACATGGGACGGGATATCTGCCGGTGTAACACAAACTGTCTTGTGGAGCCTTTACTCGGTGTGCAAGCACCCTAACTCGTTTGTTGACTGCATAGGCGAGGCAATCTGTGTTGGGGGCGATGTTGATACAACGGGAGCTATTGTTGGAGGAATCATTGGGAGTCGTCTTGGATATGATGCAATCCCGCACGTTTGGAAAAATAAGATACACGACCTTGATGAATGGGACTTGAACGACATGTGTGCTCTTGTTGATGATTGCTTTACAGTTCTTCAGACAAACCAAACTTCGTTGGTGTATTAATGGGCGTTGAAGCAGCATTAGATCGTTTGGATCCATTCACAACCTTTGCATTGCTTGTAACATTTGCTGTATTAGATAATCTTGCGTTGGTAAATAATCCATTTTCACTATTTGTGTGTTGTGCAATTGTTTCTTGCTTCCATACACGGTTCACTTTTGCTATTGCAGAGTTACCTTCGTATGCAAAGTTCTTTGGAAGTGCCTCCGTAGGGTCTTCTTTCTTGGTCTTCATCTTGCACGTTCCTTCAAATGTAACCCCGTCACGACTTCCACCTTTCATCAAATCCCCTTCACCAGCTATGCGCATAGAGTACCCTAACAAAATATCATTAATATCAATTGGTGGTACATACACATCAGGATTAGTCATTCCTTTGGGAACCTCTTTGCAGAACTTTAATGAAGCACTGGGATCAAATAAACATAATTCTGGGTTAAATCTGAAAGAATGCCATACAGTATCAAACTCTGGTGCAATATATCCATCAACTGTATCTCCAACTACGTTTTTCAATACTGCTACCATTTCATCGTCGATTGAACAATCGGAGATACGGTTTCCAAAAGCAGTATAGTGTGTCAAGATGTTGTCGACATTGAACTCTGCAGCTGCGTTACTTAGGAATTCACATTCGACACTATTATATACGTCTTGAAGTGATGGAAACTTTTCAATCCATGCACTCAAACCGTTATCATCATTTTGGTTCTGTTTGATGTATTCGTACTGCTCCTTGAGACTCATCAAGCCTAACGCAAACATTGTTTTCTTCACTAGTTTGAGTTCTTCGTCATCGAATAAAAGACGGTTATGTCCAACATACTCTTGTAACAAATAACGCAGGGTACGGAGGTCTACAAGTTTGATTTCTTTCGTAACACATGCGAATGTTTTGTAGGTTTGTGCCCCTTTCTGTTCGTTTGTTAGCCGTGTATACTCACTTGCAGTGGGAAAGTCCGAGAAAAAACGTGGATCGGTAGATAACTGAGGAGGTCTTGTCCCGCCACGATAGACAACATGGTTCTCAGGAATGACAATCAACCCCCAAACACGTGGAAAACTTTTGAAGTCCAAGCGATGATACTTTGAAGGCATTTATTATAATGCTAGATAACTTTTATCATAAATTTTATATGTAATAAACTTAAATGAGGTCTGTTATAATTTTTATGTTTTGCCTTGGTGTCTTACTTGTTATACACAGCATTTACGAACAAAAGTATCAAGCTCTTAAAAAGAATGTTCGAGTTGAATATAGATTCATTCCCCGTACCTACTACGAAGAACAACTTGCTAGCACACCAGTGTCATCAATGTACAAAAACATGTTTGATAAAGAATCCCCTTGGTTTGATAGAAATGTTACGCTTGCAAAAGTTTCCAAAAGTTCGACTTCGTCAGAATGATAAACTTTATTCTAGTGCTTATTACAAGATGAAAAAGGATTTTGTACGTGAAGTTGTGAATGGTACAACAATGATACGTGGAATCATACTAGGTATGATATGGTTTTTTCGCAACCAATGTGGGGTCCTGTTTCCAACAACATATGTAATTTTTTCAACGGCAAGTATGATTCATCATTTACATACAGGATTCATAGGCTACAACCATACACTCTTGCGAATTGATCTTTTGACACAACAAGCAAGTGCAATTTCAATTATCATCATGGAAAATGACAACTTACGATTGGTGTATGCGGTTCTTCTCACGATGTTATCTTTGCTTGTGAACCTAAAGAGAAGAAGAAAGATGGGATATGCTATCAATGGCTTTTTAATATTGGTCGTGGCTGACATCTACCAACCATACATAAGAATGATGTGTTTATCAAACATTATCATATTTTTGTATGGAGCCATAACAAAGAGTGTGTATGCCCATGGTGTTTTCCACTTATTTGCACACTACATCACCATGCATGCTACATATAGAATGTGTGGTTAGGCTGCGTTTTTATTGATACAAATTAACACCCGTTTTTATAAAATATGCAACTTCATTTGAGAAAGTTTGATCCTGCAAGCATCGCAAGTGATAAAGTGCTTGTGTTCTTGGGGAAAAGGAATACGGGTAAATCTTACCTGGTGAAAGACATATTGTTTTATCAACGCGATATACCAGTTGGAACCGTGATAAGTCCGACGGAATCTGCCAATAAGTTTTACTCGAATATTGTTCCTGGTCTTTTCATTCATGATGAGTACACGCCTCAACTAGTTGAAAGTGTACTAAAAAGACAAAAGATGATGACAAAGAAGATAAATAAAGAATTAATGATGTATGGAAAATGCTCGGTTGATCCACGTGCTTTCTTGATATTAGATGATTGTTTATATGATGGATGTTGGAAAAAGGATAAAAACATAAGATACATATTCATGAATGGAAGGCATCAAAAGATAATGTTGCTTATCACAATGCAATACCCGTTAGGCGTTCCGCCAGATTTGAGAACCAATGTTGATTACGTATTTATTCTTCGTGAAAACAATTATGGTAATAGAAAACGTATTTATGATAATTACTGCTCAATCTTTCCCACATTTGAAATGTTTTGCACGGTGATGGATCAGCTTACAGAGGGGTATGGTTGCTTGGTTATCGACAATACGTCAAAGTCCAATAAACTGGAAGAAAATGTGTTTTGGTATGTTGCTGATGACCATCCCAACTTTACAGTAGGATCAAAAGAGTTTTGGATGATACACAACCAAAATGTTGCAGATGAATGTGATGACGAGCAAGATGAAGAACTTTTTGATATTAATACGTTTAGAAAAAAGAAAGCAGGGCCTTTGTTGAATGTGAAGAAAGTGTATTAAGGCATAAACACAGTATAAGTGTACAAAATGTGTTTTCATGACAACAGCAGAACATTTGTGTTGAAAGCTTCACCTTCTCGCAACTGTGAAACAATATTTATTGTTTATGCTTTCATGGAGGATTTTATTGAACTTTTTGGCGAAAACTTTCACATATCATACGAGGATGATGAACGCAGTAGCATCATTGCCATACACACCAAAAAAAATGTTGATACACATGACATAGAACACAAAATGAGGACAGTATCGTCGTCTCTTGGTATTACATGGACTGTATCTTGTCAAGATAGGCAAATTCAATTGCACAACATTCGTCGAGTTATCGATGGTGTGCTCGAATAACTAACAATAATAAATTGTAGTCTAAGCATATAATGTTTGAAATCTTTACTAATCTTGTGAAAAATGTTTTGAAGTACTGTGCAACATTAGTAGATGAAAGAAAAGTCGTGTATGACGTAGAAAAGGCTGAGTATATTTCAGAACATGATGCTCGTTAGTATTGTTTCTTCATTGTTTGAAGATTATACACAACTATAAACAAGCTCACCATCAGCATGGTAATCCCAAGATCACTGGTAACGTCAAACATGATCATAAGTAATGTCACACTTCCAATGGCGACGAGCATCCATGGTTTTCTTAGAACATCTAACTCGTCAGAAAACGTTAATACTAGTGCTAGTACAGCTGCAATTAAGAATCTGTAATACACATTGTCAAAAAGAACATCCAGCATTTAATATGTTTAAACAAAATTATTCTCAAAATGGTGGCTCGCCAGTACTTATCTCATGTGTTATATTACATTCTTGTGCAAGGAAAGCCCACCCAAAGTAAATTGTTAAGAATGAGATAACATAAATTTTAACAGCAAATGTTACTTTGTCCCTTTTAGGATCGTTCGACTCTGCAATAGTGGCCAGTAAGGTGATAACCCCTGCCAACACAAGTGAAAGCATCCAACCACTCATGTTTTTCTTTACGTATAGAAAAAACTATTCAAAAGAACGAATCATGTTTTTTCTGCAAATCTAGTAGTCTTCGTTTGACAATTTTCTTTTTGTCTAACAATGAAAGTCCCTTTTTGTTGTTGTCCTTGATAGTGATCACTCTTATATCATCGTCGTTTCTTGCATGACTTTTTGTTGCAACCCTTTCAGTGTCCGATGATACAGTCGGCCTTGCAACATGAATGGATGGATGATCTTGGACAATAACTATTCTATCAGAAGTATTGCTCGTAGAAGGTTCGTCTTCTTCACTTTCTTCGATTTCATATTCAATTTCTTCCTCTTCATCGTCCGATCCCGGACTTTGATCATGTTTTGTATGAAATTGT